TTGTCTCATTGCAGGGCCAAAATCTTCAGAGTATTCGTATTCGTTAATTTGACCCCTTTCTCTTAAAGTTTCTCTTTTAAAAAAATCAAGAACCCACTTATTAAAATAATTAAAATTATTTGGATCACGGGTCTGTTTTAACGTTTTAAGCGAAATCATGCCGCACATTTTCCTTTTCAACTAAATCGTGTTGTAGCAATACCACATTAATGTGGGGCATCATTTTTCTAATGATTTCTGCTTGAATTGGATCATCTTCATAATGTATTCCAAATCTATATCCAAGTGTTTCAAGATGAAAAAGTGTCCGGCCTTTATGGCGGCCGGAGTCTTCTCTTGATTTTGATTCAAATGGTGTTGGATTTAAATACAATTCATTGGTTATATTTTTAGATTTAAGCATTGCTTCAGTTTCAGATCTTTCTTCATTAGATCGACCTGTAATGATAACATCTCTATCACCTGGATAAACACCATCATATTTATCCATAAAAATAACACCATCAATATCAAAAGAATTAATTATTTTATCTGGAACAGCATTTTGCTCTACATAATTATTCATAATCAGTTTTTCCATCTTGGTATGTATATGGCAAATCTTTAGCTTTAGGATTAGATTTAGCTAATTGTGGCCGAGTCATATTAGTAAGCTCTCGACGAGCAAGGGCATCACATTCAAACTTTGCATCAGATGTTGTAAGCTGAACAGGTGGAGTTTTTTGTGTATAAGCACTTGGCCCACGAAGAATGCCAACAATTCCCATTTCAGCAGCTACTCGACAGAAACGAATTGCTGATATAACAACACCACCTGAGTTTGGTGAGTCTTGACATGATAGTCTAGCTTGAAGAGTATAACGAGCTCCACCAAATCCAAATGCTACAATATCAAGATCTGCAATCTTATTATCAGATCCAACATAATCACCACCTGGTTTTTGCATAACAGTTAGAGATGGGCCGGCATATAGTGTATCACCGGCATAGTCAACACCACGGACAGTATTCTGTCCTTTTAAAACATTTTCTTTTGAGATATGTTTATTATGTAAACGCTCTTTTTCAGCCATATTAATAAAGTCAGTGTTTGATGTAACACCATTACGAATATGTTCACGGCCTTGGGTTGCTCCACCAATTCGATTGGTTTGAGTATGATATGTAACATGTAAACCACCATCAATCATTGCACCCTGCAATACCTCAGATAAACGAGATGCTCCCCAAGCTGAACGCATATCAGATCCAACAAAAGTAAGACCTGCATTAATAAATTTTTGTTCGATTTCTTGAGTTTCTTTTGTTTCAATCAATGTTGGAATACAATTAACAAAATGTACTTCAGCAGCAAGAGCAACGTCTAAATAAAAGCGAGTAGCTTTTTCAGATCCAACTGGCAGATAATTAATAAGAACTTCGACACCAGATGATTTGATAAGACTAACAATATCATCAAATGACTTAGCTGATTCAGCACCAACTCTAAATGATACTTCTTCAGGGTAATATTCCATCCATTCTGCAACACCATCAAGTGTTGGGCTTGAATACACTTGAGCGCCTTTGGCTACAGCTCCAGGTGAATTGTTTCCAGATTCTAATATTTCTTGAACATGATTCATTGCGCAATTTGGTTTTGCTCGTAAAGCTTCAATAAGAGGACGATTAACTTTACGACGGTCTACGTCAAAGCCAATTACAAATTCAACAGAGCTTGTATCGTATCCACCAATATCTGGATACATAAGACCTACAGTATCATTTGGATTTTCATTATAATATTGCATGCCTTCAACAAGCGACTGTGCGCAGTTTCCTACACCAATAATACCAACTTTAATTTTCTTCATTTTTACTTCCTTTATTTCAGTTTTTTAAAGTGAGATTGGCTGCATAAGCAGAGTAGCTCACGTTATAGTTATAATAGTTTTAGTGATTATATTATATTACATTTTTAATAAAATGTAAACTAAAAGTTTACAAATTAACCCATCTATATTTAAGACCAGCTTCTTTGTAATATGACTTAGATCTTTGCCATGAGTCATGCCATTTTTCATCAATCTTTTGCCGTGGCATGACTAGTTCAGCAACTCCTACTTGAATAAGTCCTTTTGCGCAATCAGAACAAGTAGGAAGACCTGATACGTAAACAGTTGATTTATTTAAACACACACCATTAAAAGATGCATTATAAATCATGTTCATTTCAGCATGAACAATTCTAACATATTTCTCTTTTCGATTACTATATAGGTTAGGACTATCAAGCATTCCTCGAGGAAATCCATTATATCCTTGAGCTAAGACTTGCCCTTTTGAACCTACAGCAATGGCTCCAATTTGGCTTGAAGGATCTTTAGACCATCCAGCAATAGTTTTAGCTAGCTCTAAATATCTTAGATCCCACTTATGTTGTCGGGCAAGAAAAGCTTTATCATTTTTTTTATGAGCATTCTCTCTATCTTTCATATCATTATAATTATTTGACAAGATTAAAATGCCTTTCATATACGTGAAGATTTTGTACCTGCCAGATCATCATACCAGCGCTAACTGGATCTTTAACTATACAGATATTATTTAAATCATCTACTAATTTATTTTGTACATGTCGTTGCCAAGCATAATCGTTCTTATAACCAAACACCACATCATTAGACCGCATTTGGACTACACAATGAAGTAAATTATCACGAATATAGTAAGTGACAGCGTTAGTACAAATGAAATCAGATTTTCCATTTTCGTTAAACTCCACCCAAATAGAAGGCCGATTGTAGATCATAGAAGCACGTCTACCATCGGGATTTTTGTCTAGTTCAGCCAATACGTTTTGATATTGATCATAGTATTTATTCGAATAAATTAGATGACCATAGTTTGAATTAATTTCACCATGTGTATTAGCAGCATATTTCCAAGCAGCTGGAGCATCTTCGCCAGACTCTTTATTAATATCAAAGATATTAGTTGATTGGCTATCATACCAATCCAATTCTTTTTGAATATATGAAAGAGACGGTTTACCAAATATAGATGGCTCATCAGCAATAAATGATGCACCAATCATTTCAATAGTGCGTGCGCCAGTTTTATCAATAGTAAATGCTTCATCATTTAATTCATCAATAAAGAATTGACGAACATCTTTTACAGAATTCATTTTCATTGCTCACATACTCTCTTTCTTAGATCGCTTGTTGAAAAGCGATGATCACGTTTATTAAAATAAAGATCTATACCACGTTGTCGACATTCATCTTTACCAGTAAAATCTTTACTCCTATATTCTTCACCAAGTATCCTAACATCAATTGGATACATGTTTATTATATCACATAAATCGCTTTCTGTACAATAAATAATCACTTCATCTACATATTTTATTGCATTGAGCTGTACCTGTCTTTCCACAATATTTTGAATTGGAGCATTCTTTTCTTTACGATCGATGGTAGGATCTACTTGCAGACCGCAGATCAAATAGTCACACTGTGACTTTGCTTCTCTGAGCATAGATACATGTCCAGCATGAAGTAAATCAAAAGTACTACAAGTAAATCCCACTTTCATTAGTCGTGTTCTCCATTATTTCTACGACCGTTATATCCATCAATTCTATCAAAAAGCTTAGGATTGCGCTTTGCAGTATCAAATGTGCCGACTGTAATCACAATTGCTGCTAATAGCAATGTATGAACGATTGCGTTAATACCCCAAAACATAATGCTTCCTAAATACATAGAGCATACAGATACCCACATCCAAGCAAGTATCTGCATAATCAAATGTCTAACTTGAAGATTTGGTATATTTCTTAAAGGATTAATATCTGCATCCATGACACTATTCCAAGCATCATTAATAAATTCTCTCATTGTCCGATCTCCCTACAGTTTCTCTTATGATATCGTTGTGGTTAAACTCAGCCCAGTATAACTCAAAAGCTACACCAGGTTCAATACATTCAAATTGATGATAAACTCCTGGTTTCACTTTAGTATATTCACCAGCTTGTAAAATAGTTTCATCGATTAAATCGTAATCATTTTGCCATACGCGTACAAGCATTATTCCTGACTCGATATAGAAACCATTCCATTTGTACTCATGCAGATGTTTTGAGCATACTCCTGTAGCTTCCATTTCAATACGATGAAATTCTAAAGTGCCATTAGCTTCAATGAGTTCAGTCATTCCCCAGACTTTACCAGCTTTCAATTATTTACTCCTTCATAGTTAGCAAGAAATTCTCTATCAATTTCTAAAGACCAATCTTTAGTAACATATGTTTTACCATTCCATTTGTATGTACCAGCAAAAACATAATCACGAGTTTTTTTATCATTTAAATATATGATAACCCAATCAGGCTGATATAAGTTAGGATACTTTTTACGCTTTTCTTTCAAACGATATAATACATTAGGAATGTAATTAAAAACTTTTGTTACTTTTACTTCAACATCAATACCTTCTGGAGATATTACATCCTGATATGGTAAAGGATTATCAGTAAAATTACATTTTTCAATAAGAAACTGTTCAGCCGCCAGACCGTACATACTAGTAACAGTAATATCATCAAGAGTTCTACCCTTTCGAGTAGACTCTTTATCAAAAATAAGTTGACTCTCAGCCTTTGCCTTGGCCAAGAGTTCTATCAAATTTATATCTTTAAGACTGAACGTTCTCATTTGGTTTTCCTTTAGGCACTATAGGACGATTTAGAAAATCACGATCATCTGTCTGGCCATCAATGGCACCATTCATATAAGCAGCAAAGAATGACGCATAATTAGTAAGATCAACACATGAGTCTTCAAGGGACTCGAAATTTGGTTCATAGTTTGGATCTAGTTCCATAGCCTCAAGAACAGATTGTAACCGCAAAACTTTTGCAGCCATAGTATCAAGAAGACTAGCGCAGCCTCGAGGATAATAATGAGCTTGTTTTACTCGAGAATTTGGATTTTGATAATCATTACTTTTTTTGATTTGTACTTCTGCACATTTTTGCAGAAATCTAATTGAATATTTGTCTTTCATTTTATAATCCTTTTTCTGTTGAAACATAGGCATTGTTTGCCTTTGCTTTTGATAAAGATCTTCTATTAAGATAATAATTTGGTTTTTCCAAATTAGTATGTTTTTTGATCCTGGATGTTGGAATTTTTTGAATTCTACCACCATTATCAAGATAAGCTTTTACTAAATTATTAATTTCAGCTTTATGCATCTGGCAATTCCTTTCTGTCTCGTTGAAAGATGATTTCTTCGATTTCTTCTAGAGTCTCTCTGCATGTAGCTAGAAGAGGAGAGTCTGATGCAAGGATAAGTCTCTTAGCAGCGAAGATTTGATCGTAACGATCTAGACCTGTAGGGATTTGATTAGCGATTGTTTGAGTAAATAGGTTCATTGGTAACTCCTTTTGTTATATTCTTTATATAACACTTTTAAGCAAATGTAAAGGATTATTTTCAATATTATGCATTTTTATATGCATATTCTATAGCTCTATCAGCTTCAATATTTAATGGTCGTTTTTCATATCTACGGCTTGTTTCATTATCCAATTCTCTTACTAATTGTTCAATTTCATATGACGATATTGGATATTCTTTTTTAATAGCACTTATTGCTGTTGATACCATGATCTTATATATCATAGCGTATCTACCAGAATTATCAATACCAGATATAGCAAACCATTCTTTAATATGATTCTTATTAATAAATGGACAGTCTCTATATCCAGACCAATTAAAATTAGTATTTTCCATTTTATTTTTACGATGTTCTATAACCTGAGCTTGCATTTCAGGTGTAAGCCTATCCATAAATGATGACCCTCGTTTTTCAGTATATGGATGTTTGGATATTAACTGCTCAGGATCAATATACACACCACTATTACTGAATATAAAATTGTTAGCGCCAGCATACGTTGCAGGGATGTAATACATTCGAGATAAATCTTTAGTTTGTCCATCTCCAATTTCGCCGAGTTCTTTATTGAGGGCGAACCAAAAATGTCTAATTTTATCAGATTTAATCTTTGCTTTAATTGGAAAGACAAGTCTAAACTTTGGATGATTATCGGAACTACTAGCAGTACTATAGCAAACATAATGAAAACTGCCGAAACGATTATATAATTCATCCTTTAGGTTTCCTTTAAACTCATGATCATCAACATCAACAGCAGTCCAACCTGACCAATCCAAAACATTTTTGTTTGCCCGAGTCGTATCATCAACATAACTAGCTGGTGATATAAGTTCAGCATCTTTTTTTCCTTTCCGAGGTATCTCAGACAATTTATACAACAGCTTCTCAAATTGAGAGAAGCTTTTAAATTTCATGTTACGATTAGTTTTGTTATCGTATATAGATTTAAAGAATGTCGCTGAGACTTCCATGATTACCTCTATGAGTTGGTGCAGTCCATCCTTCAGGCTTAAGCAAATCAGGCAATCCAAATGGATTAGGACGACCAGGCTTTACGCCAGGAGATTTAGTCATATTAGCATCAAATACTTTTGTCCAAGCCTCATTACCATTTACACCTAAAACTTCAAGTGTACCAATAGCAAATACACACATATCAATTAAACCATCAACTACTTCTTCAGCATCTTTTGCTTCAATAGCATCCATAGTCTCGTCATATTCTTCTTTAATCATTGACATACGAAATGCAAGATATTTTGCCATCAATTCCTTATTATCTTTATTAGCTTCAAACCAATCATTTACTCCGAATTTTTTATGCATTTGCTCGATGTCATTAAACCATACTTTAGTCATTTAGTTCTCCATTATTATATAAAGTATTATAACATATTTTTAACAGCTTGTAAATAAGAAAATGTATCTTCCCAACTATTCACTTGATATGTACTATTTTCTCCTCCACGATCATGTACAGCTAATGCGATTTCATGATCATTTCCACCTTTATCACATTTGTCTCCAAAGAAATAGATAACATCTGAAGAATCAAAATCATCAAGAATTTGTGATTTATTATTTCCTTTAGCAGTAATATCTATACCGGTTTCGCCAGCGACTTGAAATTCAAACAATGGAAATCGCTCTCGTAGCTTAGCAGCAATATTATTTCTTTCATTAGTATAATTGTCATATGCTACGTATTGAATTCGAGTACGATTACCTATATTTCTTCCTGGAATAGACAAGTTATATAGACCCGGACGTTCCTCAATATGCTGTCCGTTTTTAACTGGAAATGAACTGTCAGTAATTGCTTTGTTTAAATAGCCCCACATTTCATCTGGTAACTTTAAAGTAGAAGTACGAACATTCTTACCGCGTTCCCACACGTCATTTCCACAACATTGATAATTGCGCTTAGTCATTCCCCAAATAACTTCTCCAACTTGCTCTCGTGTTTTTTGAATATCGCTACCTGTTACTAAATACACTTTATTTAAAGTACAAAAATCAAAGAAAAACTTTGAAAACTCTTCATCCATTTTACCTCTGCTTGGAGTAAGAGTTCCATCAACATCAAAAATAAAATTAATCATTTATTAAGCTTTCTAGAATGTTTAACACACTTTCACTATCGTCATGAGTACCACGTCTAATAGCTCCCTTGACACAATTTCTAGTAAAGTCCAATGGATATCGCTTGCCTTCTTTATCCATTCCCGTATTGATTAAATATACATTGCATTTATTATCATTAATTTTACTCATTAGTAAATCACTATAAACATGTATCGGTCTTGGCATAAAAGGTGAGCCATAGCATGGACTAAAGAGTGGCTTGATTTCTGTTGCTCCCTGCTCAGTTCCGGGCATTTGGCTTGTGTATCCAGTTTCAAAGAAACGTCGTACAGTCTCATCAGAAATTTTAGATACCGGAGGAAACACGCCTTTCGCATCCATAGTAAGAAAAAAGATATTAGTTGGATGATTAAATTGTTGAGGTTTATGATATGCGTTTTCAACACAAGTAATTGGATAACTTAATCTTGCATTTGGTACACCTGGATTTTCTACAACTAAGCAATCTTCTGATCTTGCTTTTTCTACTGCATCAAATATAGTCTTATGTGTCTCTGGTGTTAATCCTTCACTTTTTGCGTAACAACCAGTTTCTATCATTTCAATTCCATCGTGATTCCAAGATACTTCGTCATCACTAATTAATCTATAATCCGGATCGCTACTAAGAGTAGTTTTACCAGTACCACTTAATCCAAACATTAAATTAGTTGTATCATTATATGTAAAGGCACTACAATGCATTGGTAAAATATCATATCTTGGTAGTTCAAAACTAACTATACCAAATATACCTTTTTTGATTTCACCTAAAAATGTTGTTCCAGCAATTAACATAGTTTTAGTATCAAGATTTACATAGATTTTTGGTTCATCGACCTTTAATTCTGTGTTATGCCAAATCGTCCAATCAGAATCATGTGCGCTATGTGGATAAACTTGAGGATCGAACCCATCAGGCAATACATCAAACATATTCTTAACAAATTGCTCATGTCTCGCATCATTAGTAATTATTTTAAATCTGATATTACATGTCTCAAGGCATAAAGGTTCTTTATAAATCAATTGAGATATTAACCTAGGCATCATCAAATCTGCAAGTTGAAGAAAGTCTTCCATCTCTCCAACTTTATAATACTTTGGTCGAGTCTTATCTAAACACTTTGTTTTTTCTCCAAAAAAGTATTTATTTTCTGGGCTTCGGCCAGTTGGATTTGTTGTAATATTAATATTTGTCATCCAAAGAAATCCTCTAATGTTGCTCTATCTTCAACTGACCAGCCAACAGCATCAAGAATTGGCGTGAGCGGTTCAATAAAAGTTTTATTAAATTGTATATCATAGTTTATATATTTATGAAGATTAAGCTCAGGTGGTAAGTATTCAGGAAAGGATATGACATTTTCTTTAATAGGATTAGGCATCTTAAGATAAGTAAATTTAATCTTTTCACCATTTTGTATCATATCATATTTCTTATTAAGAGCTTTGTCTTTAATTTCATGATTATATAAAAGAGAACCACGAACATGAATTGGTGTACCCTTTTTATAAATTAAATTTCTATCTTGCCATTTGGATACTTCTGAAACGCCACGAGGAAATGATACTTTTTCAGGAGGTAATGATTTAAATTCTTGTCTAAAGTTATCTATAAACTTACGAGTTGCAAGTTCAGATCCAGTAACGATTATTTTAAAAGCTTCTTTAAATTTATCACGAACTACTTCGGGAGTACTTGATTTAATAGCTTCAATCCCCATGATTTTAAGTTTTGGTTCAGCGTATTGTACACCTTCATTATTATGTACATTGAGAATATATCTTTTCTTTGCTGTCCATATGCCACGATCAGCTATAACTTCTCTACCCATTTCCATACGAGGAGTATAAGCATTTAATCTATGAAATAATTTATCATATGACTTAGCAATTATGGGTTCGAAGTGTGTCTTACAAATTTTGTCCAATGCTTTAACAGAGTCCTTTGGCGCCAGTTGAGCAATAAGAGGACCAAAATTAATGTAGACTGAGTCAGTGTCAATAGCAATAACATAATCTTTTCCTTTAGTTTTAAGTATTTTATTCATTTCAACATTGATAGCTCTTTCAGCCCACTTTATTGAAAGTTGACCAGTAAGAGTTACACTTTCGGCAAGAGCATTATCAAAATATTTAAAATACTTATTTGCCATTGCGCCATACAAAGAATTAAGTAGAATCTTAATAGCCATTTGATTATTTTCTAGCTGATTAATTTCTGACTCAAGAGCTGTATTTTTTGTTTGCTCATACTCTTGTTTTACTTTAAGCATTTTTTGTTTAATTACACTACGTTCAGCATAGTATTCAACAATTAATTCAGGAATAATACCTTGCTTATTTTTACTAAATGGAACACCACTTGCACATATAGAATACTCATCAGAAGCAGCCTGACCATCAATAAAATAGTGATCAACACCTTGGGTATATTCACCAAATGATTTATCTTTTACAAGAGTTTCAGGAGATATATTAGATTGAACAATTATGTTTGGATATAGAGAATTTAAATCAAATGATACGACCCAATCATGTGAACCAACATGTGGATCTTTAACATAACCTCCAGCAATTGCGTGAGATTTTTGTGGTTCACGGGTACGATCTAAATTACCAGCTGGGTTTTTCTTTGAAGTTTCAGTAGCTCCATGAACAGCATACATACATGGTTTAATCTGTTCAATTGGTGATATTACATTATTTTTAAGAAGTCTTCGATAAATGATTGATTCCCATATTGAAGTTGTACCCATTGTATCACCAAGATTAACACCACCTTTATATGCCATAGTCAATCCAAGATTAATAAGACCCATCTTTTGATCAATACGGTCTACAAGTTGAACATCTTTAATATTATAGTCAATAAACTTTTGATGGTCAGCTTTATATAAACTGTGAAGATTACCATGTTCTTCATAAGATAATTTTTTTTCATTGAGGACTGTATAAGCAATATGGTCAAGCTTATAAGATTCTTGAGCGCCATATGAATAACCAAACTTTTTGAATAATTCAATATAGTCTGCGGTTTGAATACCAACTAATTCATAACTATACTGAGTACGACCCATCTTAGTTATTTGTCTATCATTAACTAGCTTCCATGGAGAAAGTTTATTGGCTGCTTCTTCAGTACCAATATTTTTGATACGATTTACAAGATAAGGAATATCAAAGAAACGAATATGCCAACCTGTAATAACATCTGGATAATTGTTTACCCAATAGTGTAAAAAGGAAGCTAACATAGCTTTTTCAGTATCAAATTTATGATACTTGATTAGATCACCATTCATTTCTAATTCTGTTTTATTTGTATCGTATTCACCTAAACCCCACACTTCGTAAATAGAAGATTTACTAGATTTAAGAGCAATTGATATAATAGGATATGCTGCTTCTTCTGGAATAGGAAAACCATCATCAGATGCTACTTCAATATCAAAATTAACAACGTTAATGTGATTTTGATTAAAATTTATATTATCTGGAAATTTATCTGTAATAAATTGTTGGATATAGTTTCGAGTGCCATAGACTTTAACGCCTTCCATTTCTTTATAAGTTTCAAGAAAATCTTTTGACTCACTCATTTTTTGAAATTTAATAGCATTTAGATATCCACCATCGAAAGAACGAAATTTTGTGGGTTCTTTCGATGGCAAATATTGTGTTGGACCGAATTTAATACGATCTTCTATTCGAGTACCATTTTCAGTATAGCCTCTATATAAAATAGTATTACCATACCGATTAACTGATGTGTAAAAATTATTCAAAACATTCCTCCGTCATTGGAGTAATTATAACATAATATAGAAGTAATGTAAACCTTTAATCTTTCTTCGAGACAAAAGAATACATTTCTTTGGCCTTTGCCATCATGTCTTCAACTGAATACATTTTGTAAGCATCCTGCAATTCTACCATATTTTTTTGACCTTGATCATACATATCAGTTGCAAGTTGAATATTCATTTTATATTGCTGATCCATATAGTCTTTAGCCATTTGAAGCATTTCAGCTCTAATTTCAAAGGGGTTTTTCTGTGTCATGTGTGTGTTCCTTTTATATTTGTGTTAAAAAGTTAAAAAGGGCATTTCTGCCCTTTTTTGTTAGCTACGCAATTTTTGTATTTCCATCATACATTTTCTCGATTCCTCGTAATATCCCATTCGTGCGAGTTCCGCCGCTGCCTTGGAATATCCCATTGTCAAGTTGAAGCGTTCTAATGCAGACCAAAATCCCGACAATGGCGAAAATATAGTAGATGCTATACTTGTTGCCATTAGCTCCATCCTTTTAAATTAGGATTGGATGATGGTTCGGAATAACGATGGTTTGCTCTTCGAACAAATTCCCAGTCACCTCGTGCAATTGCTTCAATATCACCTCTTGTGATACCAATATCACGCAATTCTTTATCATTTAATGATTTAAGTTCATTACGTGTTTCTCTAACACCGTTTCTAAATTTTAGATGCTTCCAAAATGAAGATAGTGATTCAATAATTAGCTCAATTGCTTTCGTTGAGTAGTTGTGTGCTATTAATATTACTTGTGTCATTTGTTTTCCTCGTTTGACCAATATTGATTTTACGAGGACGCATTTCTTCTGGTATTTCATACTTCAATTCTACTGCAAGTATGCCATCCTGAATATCTGCTCCGTTTACTTGAACGTGTTCAGACAATCGAAAAGTACGTTTAAACTTCTTGGTACTAATACCACGATGAATAAAGTCTCTTCCTTTGCTTACGTGTTCTCCTGTTATCATTAAAGTTCTATCTTTAACTTCAATTGATAATTCATCTTTTGAAAAACCAGCAACTGCAAGTTCAATAAGATACTCGTGTTCAGATGCTCTAATAATATTATGGGGTGGATAATGATCAGCTGCGTGACGAACGGTATGTTCCATTTCATTAAACAGATGATCGAATCCTACAAAAGATGATCGCGGAAATAGTGTTTGTATGCCTGTCATTTTGGTGTTCTCCTCTTCCAAGCAAGAATGTTCTGGGACCAGATTATTCTGCATCCCTCCGTCTTTGGACAATTCCTACGAATTGCCTCTATAGTATATATAGTACTTTATTTAAAAAAGTAAATAGGTTATATCAAAAAAAAATATTATTTTCGACCAATATTATACTTTGGACATAATTCCCATTGGCCTTTATCTTTAAAAGAAATTATTTTAATTTGTCTTAAAGGTGCAACTGGTAAAGCTTTTTGAGGATTATCTATCGTAATCAACCCCCAGTCGGAAATTAATGTAGCAATTGTATTTCTTCTAGATATATCACTTTCTTCAAGAGTCGATTTTTTACCATCAAGTAAAAACAATTCTTTAAAATGGACAACAAAATATCTACCTTGTTTATGTAATATATGACAAGATTGAAATAATTTTTTTTCTTTTCGAGATGCAACGCCAATGCGTGTAAGAGTTTCTCTAACTTTTAGAAAATCATCTGGATCGTTAAGAGTAATCTCCAACATAGATTCAGGAGACCAGTCTACTAAAGTAGCTTCTTCATTCATTTTTTCAACTCACTTTTAATATATTCTATTCACGATAATGTACTCATGATAGATATATTTATACTAATTAAATTTTTAGCGGGTTTTACCACCTTTACTAATTAATGAATGAATTTTTTCTAGGTGATCCTTCGTCATCAATGGAAGAACTTGATACGCTTTTGCTTTTGAATATCCATAATATTCTTTAATAGCATCAATATCTTTTGACTTATCTTCTTTAGTCCATTTAGAAAACCTTTTTCTTTTACGAACAATTTCAAGATAAAAGTCATACTGTAATCTACTATCAATATGAGCATTTAAATTCATCTCATTTGCCATTAACACAGTATCATTAAAATAAGATAAACTACGATTTATCATAAAAGCTGGATAATTTTTTTCATCTAAATCATCATTCATAATATCTTGTTTAGTTGTATTAATACTATTAAGATAATCAAAAGGACTCATAATGCTTGCGCCAATGCTTGAATTCTCATGACATCTACAGAAATATCATGTTTTGGATCATGATGAATAAATTTATCTGCTACATCAGCTGGCATAAATTTATTATTTAAATTAGATCCCCATGCCATGCCATCAATAAGAGACCGTGTATCTCTTATGGTCCACCAAGGATATGGTGTAACTTGATCAGTGTCTTTCATTAAAAAATCAAAAAAGATTGGATCAAATGTATTACCTCGAGTATAAACTTTTTTAAGTTCATCTGGTCTATTTTCAACAAAGAAATCATATAGTTCAGTAATAGATACATCTTCAGTAGATGGTTTTAACTGATATTGAGCTTCTTTCGGTTGGTTTTTCCACCAATCAATAGTGCTTTGCTGAACAGATCGACCATATTCTTTAACCTGTTCATCAACATTAAATTTAATCATGTGACAATTCTTTAACAGTTCTTCATACAAATATGGTTTACTAATAAATCGAGATTCATCAAATGAAAGCATAGCAAATGAAATTACTACACCTTTAACTGGATCTTGTGATAAGGTTTCAAAATCGTATACAACTGCATTATCCATTATTGGAACTCCACATTAGCCATTAGCTCTGTCATACATGCTACCACATTTAATTCATGGTCAGCAACAAAAGCATGTTTGTATTGATAGTCTGCAAGAATAAGAACAACCTGTGGTACAGAAGCTGGTTTCATATGGTTATTCATACGATCGTAAATTCCACGAAAAATAGCTGAAGCATCGGTGTCAATATTATTAACAACCCAGCTTCTCATTTTCTTAAAATCTTTTTCTTTAATATATTTTAAGAGTAAGTCAATTTCAGTAACAGAAGAACTAGAAGAACCACTACTACTAAAACTACCACCCACTGATCGTCTTTGAAGTTCATTTAAAACTCTCCTCCAATCTGGAGCATGTTTCATAATAATATTAACAAGATCTTTTTGGTCATATGTAATATTTTCTTGTTCAAGAATATTACGAGCATGTTTAAAAAAATCTTTAGCTAATTCGCTTAGATCTTTCTTTGAAGTATTAAATTCATATACACCACATCGAGAATGAAGTGGTTCAATAATACGATTCTTAAAATTACAGGTTAAGATAAACCGACAATTGTTAGAAAACTCTTCAATAAAAGCTCTTAAAGCCGGTTGAGTTGATTGAGCGTTTAAGTAATCAGCTTCATCAAGGATGACTACTTTGTAGCCACCCTGTAAAGATAATGATGAAGCAAATTGTTTTATTTTACCACGAAGGGTATCAATGTTACCTTCTTCAGAACCATTCACTAAAATGTAATCTAAGTCAAGAGAATTACATAACGCTTTTGCAACAGTAGTTTTGCCAAGACCAGCACTTCCTGTAAATAACATGTTTGGAAGTTCACCGGTCTTAACAATTTCTAAAAATGTTGATTTTAGTTCAGAAGGTAGGATAGTTCGTTCAATAGTTTGTGGGCGATATTTTTCGACCCACAGAAATTCATTATCAAGATTCATTATATAGTCTATCCTTATTGGAGTTTACTCTTCTTCAGCTTCTTCTTGTTTAAACGATTCGACTACTTGTACTGCTTGAGCACATTGATCACGTAGTTGACCAATTGTGGAAAGCTCTTCGCCTCGAAATCCACCACGCTGAGTAATAGTATCAATAATAGCAATAGAAGATCGAGAGATCTGATTCATTAGATCATAAGATTTTTTGTGGTCGGCCATAGTTTATTGTTCTCCATAAGTTGATGTTTTTTCAAGTGCAATCCAATAATTCATTGAATTTGCTGAGTTAGTAAATTTAGAAATTAGTTTTGATGAAATTTCAACGTCGTAATCTCCGGCTAAAACTTTAATATTAGATATATTAAATACAAGTTTATATATACTCTCGTTAGACTCAACTGGTACTGAAATAGAATAAGTATTTGCTGTTTTATTTTCTACAGTAGTTACAGTTAAACTTGCTAGACCATCGCCATCTGGCTCAATAACTAGTTCATTATGGCCGAGTGCAGCTGCAGCTCGTTTAATTCTACCTAGTGTAGTATTATCAAGTGTGAAGCTAATATCATGAGCTGGCATTTTGACATCTTTGGTAACAGTAGTAAGCATATCGACATCGGCATATCTATATTTAATTTTAGATCTACCACTTGAATCAGCAATCGATACATATTCTTCATGAAATTCTAGTTGAGGTGAATCAACTAAGTTGAGTACGCCAAGGAATTCACTTAAGTCGTAAATGCCAAAGCCTTTTGGAAAGTTTTCTACAACTTCAGCTTTTGCTAAAAGATTTTTAGCTTCTGCAATTGTCTGTAAAGTATAACCTTCGTTGATAACAATATTCGAATTAATTGCTGAAAAATTCTTAAGAATTTGTAGAGTATTTTCAGTTAGTTCCATCATATATTCTCCATTTTGATATTAGACTATTATATCATATTTTAGTAATAATGTAAACAATTTATTTGACTTTACTAAAATTTTTATCTTTATAAAATTCAAGTTTTTCTTTAAACTTGCCGTCAAGAATTTCTCCTTTATGTGATATTACAAAAACATTAGTATCATCATCAAGTGTATGAAGTATTTTCATTAGATTGTCTACACCATCATGATCAAGAGAGCTATCGAATGTTTCATCAAGTATTAGAAGATTTGTTGCAACTGAGTTTTTCATCTTAGCAATTTGACGCCAAGTAAAGAGAAGTGCCAAATCAATTCGTTGTTTTTCTCCTTCTGAAAATGAATCATATGAGAAGGCATCACGATGACGAGAGCGAATTGTTTCTTGGAAACTTTCATCTAGATTAAAATGAACAAAGAAATCTAGAACCTGAAGATACTGATTAACCAGTTTGTTGATAACAGGAATATATTGTTTGATGACCTTCGTCTTAATTCCAGTATCTTTAAGCATTTCACTCATAACACTATTGTAAGAATGTTGCTCATTTAATTCAAATCTTGATTCCATATATCCTTCCATTTTAGTTCGCATATCAAGTAGATCAGAATTAGCAGTAGAAAGATCACCTTCTCTTGATGTCAGTCTAGAAATATCATTATTATATTCACTAATTTGGTTTTGGTATATTTCTATATTTTGATTATTAGAATGTAATGTTGATTGTTTTTCTCTTATTTCTTCGTGTACTTTTGTCCATTTATCTAAATTTTCTGTTATCTCTTCGGCATGTACCTGTAATTGATCCATCTTCTTTTTAATGTCAACCGCTTCGGTTTTGAGGCTATCAATTTTCCCTTGCTTAAAATTCGGTTCAATCGCCTGTGTACAGGTAGGACAGTTGTCATTCTCTTTGTAAAATTTTGAATTGATAACGATGTTCTTAATGGAAGATGATGCTGTAGCCTTATCTGACAAAATGATCTGTTTTTTATCATTTGCTGTTTTGAGGGCCGTGGAACATTTTTCGGCATACTCTTGAATAAAAGATGAAAGTTCGGAATTAGATAATTGTAGGTCTTTGATGATCTCTTGTACTTCTTTAATTTTTTCTTCTTTATCATTGATCTCATCCGTGTTAATTTGAGTTATATCTCTAATATATTTTTTTTGAGATTCTATTTTATTTTTTACAATGTCCAATTTATAATTTAATTCTTTAAGATTTTCTTTTAATATAGCATTTTTTTCTTTAATAAGAATATTCATTTTTGAAAATATATTAATATCAAGTAAATCTTCAATCACATCTCTTCGATGTTGAGCTGGCAACTGCATGAATGGAATAAATGAACTGCTACCAAGAACAACAATTTGATGAAATGATTTATGATTTAATTTAAGAAGATTTTGTTCAAGTATTTTTTGATATTCTTTAGCATGTGATGATTGATTTAATAATTGATCATTACGCCAAATTTCAAATATTCCAGGTTTAATTCCTCGTACAACTTTATATTCGTATTTACCAATTGTAAAGTTAACTTCAACAATACAATCTTTATTATTAATAGAGTTTACCAATTGAGGTTTATTAATATTACGATGAGGTTTTCCAAACAACGCAAAGGACAAAGCATCTAGCATAGTTGATTTGCCAGACCCATTATGACCAACAATTAATGTTGAAGATATTTTATTTAAGTTTATTTCTGTCCACTTATTACCAGTTGATAAAAAGTTTTTCCATCTAAGATTTTTAAATACTATCATACTACTTCAAGCGCCTGTGCTTCTGTTAAAAGTTTTCTCATATCAATCTTAATTCTGTCTTTATCTAATTCAGTGTCAACTGATTCAACATAACTATCTAACAATGTTGAAGTATCTTCAAGTGATATACCTTCATCTTCAACATTTTCTCCAATAAACTCTTCAAAGTTTTCGGCAATTTTTAGTTCATGTATCTTCCTATTCTGTATTCTATCAACAAATCGATCAAATGTAAATAGGTCTTGTTTATTTTTTACAACTATTTTTACAAATTTATAATCTAAATGATCTAGTTTCATATCTAAATAATTATAATTCGAATCATCATATATAATTCGCTCATACAAAGTATGAGGATTACGAATGGCTTCAATGTTTCGAGTTTCAGTATCAATGACATGAAAGTACTTGTTATCATGAGCATCATTCCAAAAAAATTCCATTTGCGAACCAAGATACATTACGTTGTCTCGTTGTGATTTTGTATGAAAATGACCAGATAATACTTTTTCAAATCTATTAAAAATATTATGATCCATGCCATGTTGGTTAACAATACCAGCCATCAGATTAAAACCAGATAATTCTAAATGACCGCCTAGCCAATCAGCTTTACAGTTTTTAATAAAGTTCATAGACTCATCATGATTTTCTGGAGTAATCCATGGCAACATTGCAAACTTAAATGAATCATATTCCATTACTGTTGGTTTCATCACAATGTGAATTTCATTCATAAAGTGACCAAGTAGTTCTTTAAGAGAATTCAGATCATTTGTATTTTTATAATAAGTATCATGATTACCTGGCATAATGTCCATAGCAATACCAAGATCTCTTAATCGATTAAGAAAATGTTTTCTATTTGAATTAAGAGCTTTAAAATTAACAAACTTACGATGATCATAGTAATCACCAAGGTGAATTATTTGTTTAATATTATGTTCTTTACAATATGGAAAAAATATTTTGTCATAAAAAGTATTTGCATTATCTAAGAATATGTCTGAGCTATTTCTAATACCACAATGAGTATCATTCAGTACGGCTATTTTCATGCTTTTACGTCCCAATCTGCTTTTTCTTCAAGAGTCCATTGTACTGCTTGATAATAGTCTTTGTCTTCGTCGTTCATATGTGCAGCAAATAAACTAACTTTCGCCATTTGATTTAGTAGGTCAGTTTTACCTTCTATTAAATGATCCTGTCCAGGTGATTCCATAATAGCTTGAATAGCATCCATATGAAGCTTAATTCTTTCTTGTATTTTACTCACTCTAAGAAATCCTGTAAGTCTGAGTCAACTGTACGAGCTCTTTTCTTTGGTGTCTTATTAGCTTTAGCAAAAGTTTTAAGCTCGGTATCATATTCTTTTACTTTACTAATTCTATCTTTTAAAGTATCAACAAAGTGCGTAGCTACCTGAGTCGATTCTTCACTACTAGAAGAAGTGATAAACGCTTCAACTCCAGATTGCAACATATACTTTTCTTTAATCTCTTGCTGTTTCTTTTCCTTTGTAATTCTACGAAGAAAAGCAAACCAAATAATTTGAGTAAAATAAGCAAATGCGTTTGGTTTGCCTGAACGAGTTTTAGCATCAATATTATAGTTTTCAACAGCTTTTAGACAATTTTCAACTGCATCCATAACCATTTCTTCACGATAAGTATATCGTATAAAATTAGACTTATGTGAAAGATTTTCAGCAATTTTTAAAAAAGATATAGCAATATCATCAGGAACAATTGGTAAAACATCGTTATTTTCTTTAGCTTCAGAAACAGTTTTTACATAGTTGACTACTGATAATGAGAATTCAGCATTATTTACATAATGTACATTTTTAGTTTTTTTGGGCATAATGTTTATATCTCCACATAATATATTAGTAATTATAAACTATTTTTTGTTGTTTGTAAATAAATTTATTTTTAAAATATTGAAAATAACTGTTTACATACCGCAAAAAATGTGGTATAATAAAGAGTATTCTTTAAAGGGAAGGTAGTATCTAATGAAGTTTATTCTTCGAAATCTTATTAAATGATAAGGTTACTACGTTTTTATTCTGATGATCAGATTCTCCGATAAGATCTAATTGAACTAAATCTTTTTCTCTAATTTCTTCATTTGCCATATCTACTATTCTAGATAGAGCTAATTCATATTGTTTAAGTAATTCAGTATGCGGATTAGACAACGCCATACAATGATACGCATTAATAGTAATTACTTCATCTTTATGTTCAACATATGTCATCCAAGGTTTAAGAACATATAAAGTTGTAGTGTATTGTTCTGTATCATTACTTTGAGCTCTAAACTTATCAATTAATAAACAGTATCTTACAACTAAATCATCTTCAAGTTCTTCTAAAATTTCACAAATAATTTCGTCGCCGTTTACCATTTTGATTTGTTTAACGTTATCTACAATCATTACTCTAAACCTTTATTTTATATATTTTGAAATTAAATTGCTCTCTTTTATATATTTTGATTCTTTCTTCGGAATGTAACAGCGTATAATTTTTCTTCGATTTATGTTGTATATCGTCTGATATATCATATAGTTTAGTAGTTACTCCATTGTCGCTTTTTCTGAGTCCTCGTCCAATGCTTTGGAGGACTTTGATTTGTGATTTTGATGGGCTCGCAAAAATGATATTATGAAGATTACGTATGTTAATCCCTGTACTAAAAGTCCCGAGACTAGCCACGATAATCGCATCTTTTTGTTTCTCCGTTATTTTTCTTATAGCTTCTCTATCAGTAGCTTCAGTTGCACCACTAACAAAGAACACCTTTCTATTTATATCAGCTTTAGATTGTATTAATTCATATAAAATTTTACCATGTTTTTCCACAAATTGAAATAATACTAATGAATTACCTTTTTGATCAAGAGCAAGATTTCTTATAAAATGATTTCGTTTTTCATTTCCAATTATAAAGTTTATTTCTTGTTGGTAAGTACTTCCACTAATTAATTGTCTTACATCATCAGCATGTTCTAATCTTAAAATAAAAATATCAAGAGCAGCTAATGTCTCTTTATCCTGTAATGCTTTAGTTGTAGTAACTTTCATTACCTTTCCAAACAATCCTTCAAGTACTAATTTATGTGTTTGTGTACCATCAAGTGTTCCAGTTGTACCAAATCTATAAACTGTTGTTTTAGCTTTGTTCATAATATTAGATAACGATTTTGATTTGAATCCATGAACCTCATCACCAAATATAACGCCAAATTGACTAAACCATGTCATAGGTAATTTATATATTGATTGCCATGTACTAATAAAAACGTTTTCAGATATATTCATTTTAGCTTGACCAGAAAAAATTGCATGACAATCATCTTTAGAAAAGCTATCATCATGAGATGAATAATCATCAAAGTCTGATAACATTTGTTGAACAAGCGAAGTTGTTGGTACGATTACTAAAACCTTTTCATCGTGATTGGCCATGTACCATCTCATCAAAACATAAATTATTAATGATTTTCCAGATCCAGTTGGTGATAGTAAAATTGCTCGTTTTTTTCTAATGCTTTCACAAATAGCATTAAACTGATAATCTCTTACTTCAATTTGATTACCTTTACTATGAATATTAAGAGATTTAATAAAATCCATTATATCTTTAACATCAATTTTATTAAATGATTCTGGAGGACCAAATGGACCGTCTTCATATTCAACAGCATAATCACGTTTTTCAGCAAACTCTTTTACATATGGCAATAAACCAACTGGCAATTCATAATTTGCGGGATTAAATAATCTTACCTTACCATCCCAGACTTTATTACGATATAAAGGCATGTACTTATAACCTGGAACAAAAAACGAAAAGTACTCACTTAATTCCATTGCAATACCATTATCACAACCAATAAGTAACATAGCTTCATTTTTCTTTTGTAGTAAAATTCTATCCACCGGCTTGAAACATCTTCCATTTTATAATATTGCTAATTGTTTGGTGCTTCCAACGTAATGTATCTACTATTTCTGTAAGTGTTTCCACTGTTGTTTTAAAATAAATTACTTTTTCTTCACTCTGTTGTATATCTATATCTGAATCATAATAGCGATTCATATCACCTTTCATGATTTTCATTCCACGAAATGGATCAAATTCCCATCCTTTTTCGATAAGTTCATCTTCAGTCATCTTTCCATTATAATAAAGCCATTTTTCTTTAAGCAATATTTTTTGGTTAAGTTCTGTCTTTTTTAGCTTGAGTTTTGTAATAGATAACATTTCAAGATATTTTGCGTGCAACTTAGCTATTTCAATTGAACTTTTATCTAAATTGTTTTCATCTATTTCGCAGTCGGTCTGCCATTCTTCAAGTATATTTTCAAGTGTTAACAAATCATTTCTCCATAATATAAAAATATATATACATCAAGTTATAGTAAAATACTCATTTCTAAATGAGGCTTGAAATGTAACCTGTGATGGTTCACCTACTGTTGCAGCAAAATTTAATGAGCTTAGTGACGTTGGAACACAATCAATATATTTTATTGTTTTAACAACTTTGTTCGAATTTGTTAATAGTAAAACAGTGATGTCTGCTTCATGTGTGTCTGTTGGAGATGGTATGTCACGATATAAAGGATTATCACCAAGAATTCCTCTTCTATCTTCTGTTTGAGATTTTGCCCAATTATACATCTCGATGTAAGAATTCATATTTTCATCTACTATTACTTCAAAACCTAATTCATCAATGGTTAAAGTGTCACCAGGCAAACCAACTGTAGAAATTCTTTTATACGCCATTGGAGCAGAAGTAACCGTAACACCAGGATGCTGAAATGATTGAGCAAAAAATTCTAAATTGCCGAATTTTTTTCTATCAATTATTACTTTAAACTGCGTACTTTGTAGAAAATTAATGTTAGTTGTTAATTCTGCCATATTAAACTCCTTTAACTACTACTATTTATATTTTTCTACATATAAATACACATATAATATAAAATTTAAGTAATGGTATAATTTTAATGGCTAGACGCATAACTGTAAACTTAAGTGACACTATCAACACTTGGAGAATAAAGACAAATGCTCTCAGTCTTTTGATAGGTGATTTAGATGATTTATCTTCTGAATTTACTGGTCATGATTCTGATTTTGTAGAAGCTATGAATTTTGCATTTGATAAAAAAGGCCTCTACTCAGCAGGTCTTGGAATAACCAAATCAACTAGTGGAGATTCTTCAGGTGTATTTAATGTTTTAGCTGGAACTGGATTAACACAGGATTCAAATGGTTTAAGTATAGGCCCTGCTCCGGGAAATACAATTAAAGTTAGAGATGCAAATTCTGCCGGAGCTTTGTCTGATAAAGAAATAATTAATGAACAAATTTTAATTGGTAATGGCAATGGTTTTACATCTGCTGCTTTATCTCAAGATGTTCTTATGACAAATGCTGGTGTTGTTACAATTCAACCTGATGTTGTTACGTATTCTAAAATGCAAAATGTTGTAGGCGCAAACAAAGTTCTTGGAAGTTCAACCGCAAATGGAATTATAACAGAGACTCAAGTGCAAACTGGAATGATTGCAGATGACGCTGTTACTACTGTTAAAATTCTAGATGATAATGTTACATATGCTAAAATTCAAGATGCAGCCGCCAATTCAATTCTAGTTAGAGACGGAGCTGCAGCTGGAGATATATCAGCAAAAACTTTAACAGATACTCAAATCTTAATTAATAATGGAGCAGGATTTACTGCTGCAGCATTATCTGGTGATATTACAATGAATAATGCTGGAGTAGTAACAGTTGATCCGTCAGTAATCGGGAGTGTAGGCATTACTATCGGTGGAAACGCCCCAACTTCACCTGCAAATGGAACAGCCTGGTTTGACGATGTAACAGCCGGCGAAATGTTTGTATATAGCGATAGCGCATCAAATTGGATACAGGTCACAGGGTCTATCACTTCTTTTTCAGCTATAAGTGGAACACCACCGGCGGCACCTTTAGATGGTACTTTTTGGTTTGATGATGTAACAGACGGAGAACTGTTCATTTATAGTGATAGTGCATCAAATTGGATACAGGTTACTGGATCAATCACTTCTTTTTCAACAATAGGCGCATCGCCTCCAGCTGCACCTTTAAATGGTACTTTTTGGTTTGATGACAGCGCAACTGGAGAACTGTTTATTTATAGTAATGATGCATCAAATTGGATACAGGTTACTGGCGTAGTCGCTAATGTAGCATTCTCCGATTTAACAAGTACTCCAACTACTTTAGCTGGCTACGGAATTACAGATGCACCGTCGGTATTAACTGACCTAAGTATTACTGATGGAACAAGCGGACAAGTACTAACAACAGACGGTAGTGCTGGATTTACATTTACATCTGCATCAAGTAGTACAACCTTTAATGCCATTGGAACTTATTGTTTGGGGTTCTATACTGGTCTTGGCATTCACAATGGAGGTGCTACTTTCTCAGGAAGTTCAATTGCTACTGCTAATACTTATGCCGGTACTAGTGGCTGGAGTGGATCTAGTACTTCTACTTTATCAGGAACTTGGCGCCTTATGGGAAACATAGGCTATTATAATCAAGGTACCACTGCAAGTAACGCAAACGTATCCGGCAGTTTATTTGTGAGGATTTCATAATGACTATTGGAGTAGTTCTGAAGCAAATAGCGGTTCAAAGGGGTATACTGGTGGTACAGAAACCCGGCCAAGAAACATTGCATTTCTAGCTTGTATTAAATATTAAGGAGACATTGGTATGAACGTATATCAGACAGATTTAAATGGTGTTTATGTAGGCACTACAACAGCAGATCAAGACCCTTTAGATGACACTAACTGGCTTATTCCAGCGGGTTGCGTACAGACTGCACCACCAACAATAACTGACAGCCAACTTGCTAAGTGGGATGGTTCAGGATGGGTTGTAGAGAATATACCCATTGTAGAACCTGATCCAGAACCTGAGTCTATTGCACCAGAAGTTTTAGCCCGTGGAAAGCGTGACGGACTATTGATAACTTCAGATTGGACACAGGTTGATGACTCTCCTGTAGATAAGTCTGCTTGGGCAACATACAGACAACTTTTACGGGACGTACCAACTCAAGCAGGATTTCCAAACACAATAACATGGCCCACTTCACCCGAATAGAGTATGCATAATTAGGAGAAAAAGGAATGCCATATCCATTAAACCCGACAACAGGTGATGAATATATTTTAGGATCAAAAACTTGGAAATACAATGGTTCGCGCTGGGTAAAATTAGGACTTTCACAAACTGTATCTGCAGATGTAGCATTCTCAGATTTAACAAGTACTCCAACTACATTATCAGGCTATGGAATTACTGATGCTGCAAGTTCATCAAGTGCATCAGTTCCTGCCGGTACATTAATTTATCATGCAGCTAATACAGCCCCTACAGGCTTTATTAAGGCTAATGGTGCTGCTATATCAAGAACAACTTATGCTGATTTGTTTGCAGCAATAGGCACTACGTATGGCGCTGGTGATGGATCTTCTACTTTTAATGTCCCCGACCTTCGTGGTGAGTTTATGCGTGGATGGGATGACGCGCGCGGAATTGATACCAGTCGTTCTTTTGGTTCTGCACAGGCTGATGAATTTAAGCTACACGGTCACCCTTCAAGGCGGGGCACTGAATTTAATGTTACCAACGATACTGGCGGCGGCGGTATACTCATGGACAGTAATGGAGGTCAAGCAAACAGGTCAGCGTTTACAGGAACACCATCAAATACTGATGGGCAACATATTGGCGGCTCTGGAGGTTCAGAAACACGTCCAAGAAACATTGCATTTCTAGCTTGTATTAAATATTAAGGAGAAACAATAATGTCTGTTACAATTACACAAGTGCGTAATGCACAATCACTTAACGTAGAGAATACTGCATATGATGTAGAAATTAATCATCCCGATTACGGTTGGATACCTTACACTTTGGACCCTAGCGACACTGATATGACTATCGATAACAATGCTGTAATGTCTTTGATAAGCACAAACTTTACATCTTATGTAGCACCTACTCAGGCAGAGTTAGATGCAGAACTTGAAGCAAATCTAAGAAGTCAACGTGACCAGAAGTTAGTAGAAGAATTGGACCCTATAGTAACTAACCCTTTACGTTGGGCAGAACTTACATCTGATAAGCAAACAGAGTGGACACAATATAGAACTGACTTATTAAATGTACCACAACAGTCAGGGTTTCCTACAAATGTAACTTGGCCAGATAAACCTGTATAAATATATAATCAGGAGAAACAGAAATGGCATATCCAACAAATCCAACGACCGGTGACACCTATGTTTTAGGATCAAAAACTTGGACCTACAATGGCACGAACTGGGTAAATCAAGCAACGTTTGCATCAGGTAGTAGTGCTAGTGTAGCATTCTCCGATTTAACAAGTACTCCAACTACATTAGCTGGCTACGGAATTACAGATGGTGGCAGTGGTAGCGGTGGCGGAGCAATGGAATTCATTGCTTCATCAGGGGCTTTAAGTAATGTGGCTGATGTTAGCTTTACACAGTTTGATGCAACTAAGTATGATCATTATGTCTTTGCGCTTCAAAATGTCATACCTGATACAAATGGTGCAAACTTATTTGCACGCTTAAGGCCAACTGGAAGTTCGACTTATTCTGCCACTAGTGGAAATTATGAAACGGCTGGTAGTGCTAGAACAGCGTTTGTATTAGCTGATAGTGTGGGGACTAATACACATGGCTATGGTGTAGGTGGTTTATTTAATTTATATGCGCTACATTTAACTGATGAATACACGTTCGCAGATACCGTTAATTTGATATATACACGAAATAATGGAGTAACGACACAAACAATATCGTATGCTGGGGCTGGTAATATTTACAAGCAAGCAACAGCGGTCGATGCGATTCGATTCTTTTTTTCGTCAGGGAACATCTTCTCGGGCGAAATAGTAATGTACGGAATTAGGAATTCAGCATCGGGTGGAGGAGGAGCCGGAGGCGGTAGTGTAGCATTCTCCGATTTAACAAGTACTCCAACTACCTTAGCCGGCTACGGAATTACAGATGGTGCAAGTGAATCAGCTGCAGTTGGTACAGTAATTTATCATTCAGCTAATACAGCCCCTACAGGCTTTATTAAGGCTAACGGCGCTGCTATATCAAGAACAACTTACTCTGATTTGTTTACGGCAATTGGTACAACTTTTGGTAGTGGCGATGGATCTTCTACTTTTAATGTCCCCGACCTTCGCGGCGAGTTTCCTAGAGGTTGGGATGACGGCCGTGGAATTGATGCCAGCCGTTCTTTTGGTTCTGCACAGGCTGACCAAATGGAATCCCACAATCACAGCGTACCTTCTGCCGCTAACTTTGGTGGTAATCATGACCGAATAGTAGTTGGTACCGGAGTGTTTTCAAGCAACAATGCGTCTACAGATTTCACCGGTGGAACGTCTAATTCTTCTGAAAACCGCCCAAGAAACATAGCCCTACTTGCTTGTATTAAATATCAATCAACCTCTTCTGGTGGTGGTGGCGGTTCTCTCAGCAACATAGTTGAAGATACCACACCACAGCTTGGTGGCAATCTGGACGCCCAAACATTTGATATCACTACCACAGGAAAGATACTATACGCGAATATGTATGCTACAGAAGGTGATTTGCCAAGTGCAACCACCTATCACGGTATGTTTGCACATGTTCACGGTACAGGAGCAGGTTACTTTGCTCATGGCGGTAATTGGATTAAACTAGCAAATCATGCAGACCTGAGTAGTGCATCAGGTAGTACAACAGCTGGAGGTGTTGGTACTTACTCACTACTTGGTAAAGCTGATGGTAGCACTACATCTCTTGGCACAGATGTATCGGGCAGTTCACTTCGGTATAGTAGCACTTATTCTTACAGTCCAAGTTACTATGGCATGTCAGGGTCTGCGCCTAGCGGCACATGGCGCTGCATGTCTGTCGGCGGGGCTTATAATTTATCAACAACTGCTGCGAATTCAACAACAGTTACTATATTTCTAAGGATTTCATAATGTCATATCCAACAAATCCAACTACGGGCGATACGTATATTTTAAGTGGAAAAACTTGGAAATATGATGGTGCGAACTGGTTAAAATTAGGACTTTCACAAGCTGTATCTACTAATGTAGCATTTTCAGATTTAACAAGTACTCCAACTACTTTAGCTGGCTATGGAATTACAGATGGTGCAACAGGAACAGGTGAATCAGTTCCAGTTGGTACGGTAATTTATCATTCAGCCAACACACCCCCTACGAATTTCATAAAAGCCAATGGTGATGCTGTATCGAGGACAACTTACTCTGATTTGTTTACAGTTATTGGAACTACGTATGGCGCTGGTGATGGGTCCACTACATTTAACGTGCCTGACCTTCGTGGTGAGTTTATGCGTGGCTGGGATGATAGTCGTGGAATTGATAACGGTCGTTCCTTTGGCTCGGCTCAAGCGGATGAGCTAAAAGCACACACTCACAACTACACAGACGGGACAAACGGAACAAACCCAACAGGCACCGGGGCCGGAACAAATAATTCGTTTCCTGTGGTGAATGGACGAGCAACCAGCGAGACAGGCGGTACAGAAACCCGTCCAAGAAACATAGCCCTACTTGCTTGCATTAAATATCAATCAACGTCTGGATCAGGTAGTAGTGCTGGTGTAGCATTCTCCGATTTAACAAGTACTCCAACTACCTTAGCCGGCTACGGAATTACAGATGGTGGCGGTGGTGGTTCATATGCAAATAGTGATGTTGATACACACTTGAACCAAGGTACTGCGACATCTAATCAAGTGTTAAGTTGGAATGGTACAGATTATGCATGGGTATCAAATAGCATTGCAAATTCATCAGTTTCTGCCGGTACAGTAATTTATCATGCAGCTAATACTCCCCCTACAAATTTCATAAAAGCTAATGGTGCTGCTATATCGAGGACAACTTACTCTGATTTGTTTGCAGCAATTGGTACAACTTTTGGTAGTGGTGACGGCTCTTCCACGTTCAATGTTCCTGACCTTCGTGGTGAGTTTCCCAGAGGTTGGGATGACGGCCGTGGAATTGATACTAGTCGAGCTTTTGGTTCTGCACAGGCTGATGAGTTAAAAAGTCACACACACACTGTTTACAACGGTACAGCGGTTGATGACAACCGTGCCTACTCAGCGGCGGATTCTACACAACGATTATATTCAGGCTCTCCGAATAGGGAAACGGCAGCTACAGGTGGTACAGAAACCCGCCCACGCAACATAGCCCTACTTGCTTGTATTAAATATCAATCAACCTCTTCTGGTGGTGGTGCTGGTGTAGCATTTTCAGATTTAACAAATACTCCAACTACATTATCAGGCTATGGAATTACAGGTGATATTGATGCCGGAGGCAACAAAGTATTATTTGCAAACATGTATGCTACAGAAGGTGATTTGCCAAGCGCGACCACCTATCATGGTATGTTTGCTCATGTTCATTCTACAGGCGCAGGCTACTTTGCTCACGCTGGTAACTGGGTTAAACTAGCAAATCATACAGACCTAAGTAGTATATTAGCTTCTGATTACCCAGTAGAACCTAATTGGAATTCACACACAGAAGAAATTACTACATCAAGCACTTGGACTAAACCAGCCGCTTTAAGTGATGACGCTTGGGTCATTGCTTATGGTGTTGGTGGTGGAGGTGCCGGTGGACATACGTTTGCGAATAAGACTGGTTTTTCATCTATCCAAAAGGCGAGGGCTGGGGCAGGTGGTGGTGCTATGATCATTGCTTTGAAGGCTAGCACACTTAACGGCGCTTCATTTACAATTGGCAGTGGTGGTATTGGTTCTACTTCCAGTCAAGGACCGGCCGGTGGCAATACTACTATTACAACCATAGGAACTGGTAGTACAATATATACAGCTGCTGGCGGCGAAGGCGGAATAGCGGCTAACTCAGGTGCTTCTACTGGCGGCGGTGGACAGATAATTTGGTGGACAAGGCCAGGTGAAAATGATATATCCGCTAGTTGGGATGTAACTGGTGGTGGTTCAGGAGCTGGCGCAGATACAAGCTTTACTCCTGCTACTGAACAATTTGCAGGTGGTGCATCACAAGGCATGACAGGAAATGCCGGCGGTGGTGCCTTTGGTGTCTCAACTTACGCAGGTGATGGTGTAGCTGCATCTACTACAAATGTAGATGGTGTAAACGGTGGATTTCCAGGTGGTGGCGGCGGTGCTACACACGTTAATTTCGGCGGTAGTACTACAACAACCGTAGTGACTGGTGATGGTGCAAACGGTTCAATTAGACTATACTATACAATATAATATACTAGTAAGGATAAACTAATGTCTAAAATATTTTATAACAAAGAAACAGGTCTTGGTGCAGTATTTGATAATTCTGCAAACATAAGTGATTGGCCTGACTTTCAGGAAAGTGCTGTGGTAGCAAACGCAATACAAGTACGAGCGGATCGGGATGCATTACTAGTGGCAGCTGACTACATGGCTTTAGCTGACCGCATAACAGATGAGTGGCGCACTTATCGACAAGCATTGAGAGACTTGCCTGCCCAAGAAGGGTTTCCCACAAATGTAACTTGGCCAGATAAACCTGAATAATTAATTATGTAAATAAAGGTGATCAATGACACATAATGATAAAGTATTTTATTCTCAAATACAAAATATTTCTGTTGCAAATACTGTTCTTGGAAGTTCAACTGCAAATGGAATTATAACAGAGACTCAAGTTTTTAATGAAATGATTGCAGATGATGCAATAACAGCAGTCAAAATTCCAGATGATGAAATCACATATGCTAAAATTCAAGATATGGATGCTAATTCAGTTTTAGTTAGAGATGACGCTGCAGATGGTGATGCATCATCTAAAATGCTATTAGATACTCAAATTTTAATTAATAACGGCGCAGGGTTTACTGCAGCTTCTTTGTCTGGTGACGTTACAATGACTAATACAGGAGTAGTAACTGTATTAAAATTAAATAAAGCAATAATTAATATCGATAATAATAAAAAAAATATTGCTATTAATAAAAAAAATATTGCTACTAATACAGATAACATCAATAGCAATACTAAAGCAATTGAAAATATTAATCTTCCATCAGGAAGTATTATGACTTTCTCAGTTGGAATAGAACCCAAAGGTTGGCTAGAATGCGATGGTTCAGGTATTGATAGAAAATTATATTCAAATCTATTTTCTGCAATTGATATTAAATATGGAATAGGTGATGGCACTAACTCCTTCAATGTTCCAGATTTTAGAGGTACTTATATAAATGATATTGAAGTAATGTACTGCATTAAAATATAAGGAATTAATTATGACGTTAATATATAATTATGATAAAAAAACTAAAGTGTATACCAATACAACTACTGCAAAACCATGCCCTTTAGGAGGTAATGATCGCGTTCCAGCCCACGCAACTACAATTGCTATTCCAGATCTATCAGATAAGGAATGTGCGGTTTGGGATGGATCTGCTTGGACTATAGGACCTGATTTTAGAGGAACCGTATATTGGATAAATCATTATGAATCTAAAACTATAACAGAAGCTAATATTGACATTCCTTTTGACGCATACCTTACTCAGCCATTTGCACCACCAGAAGAAGAATCGACTAAAGAAAAACTTGCTGCTTATGAATTGGCAATAGAAAAATCAATAGATGCAATAGATGATAGAAACGAACGAATTCGTTTACATTTACAATCTATATCTAATTCGTAGTTAATTAAATGCTACTTTAACAACATTACCATTTGGATCAAACATTGTACTAACTCTATTGACTTTACAATTAGTACTAGTTCTACATTTCCACCATTCTTCAGCTTCTTCTTGAGTTTTAACTGTTATTGCAGTCCACTCAAGAGGACCTTCAGTTCTAGGTTTTCCTGTAGTTTCATCGAATTGCCTAACGCTGAATTGTCCTCTGAGTGTCCACATAATATTTCCTTTATCATTTGTTATATTCTTTATAATACATTTTAGAGTAAATGTAAAGGAGTATTTTCAATGTTTTTTATTTTATTTCCACATAAATAAAGGGCGCCCGAAAGCGCCCTTGGTAGTTATTCTTAGAGAGAGGTTGGTTCCTCTCTTTTTTCTTATACGTCGAGGATATTATCTACGCGGAAGATTCTGTAGTACTGGTTAGTCTTTGCATTAGCAAGACCGTTTGCTGGAGCGTTTCCAACAAATGGGTTTGATACCATGCCATAACGAGTTTTGAACCCGATACGTGGCTGGAAGTCATTCTCACCTACGGCACGGACCATAGTCAGCGGTACGTATGGGCAATAGAAGAGACCTGCGTCATAAGCATTGGTACCTTTGTATCCAACGTTAATATAGTCTACAGTTGCATACGGATCGATGTATACTTTGGTACGACCATTAAGAACACCAGCAAAAGTATTACCAGTATCGTCGACTGTCAGGCTATCTTTCAGAGCTGGAGCATAGTCCAACATTCCAGTAGCAGACAAGCAAGAAGCAACATCAGAAGAAGTAATGATGAAATTACCACGACCTCTACGAGTCAGTTTTGCAATTGCATTTGCTTCACGTTCGATCTGAACCATCAGACCTTTGAAACGCTCTACACTCCAACGACCATCAGCATCATTCTTCAGATCAAAGACACCGTCAACTGCTGTTTGAGATGTAGAAGCACCAGTTCTAGCTTGGCTATTAATAGTACGGATTACTTCCCGGTTGATTTCAGCAAGAATTTCAGTTGAAAGAATGTTAGCCAGTTCGCTTTCAGCGTCCAGACCGTGGATTGCTTTCAGATCCTGTGCGAGTTCAAGCGAATATTCTGCTTTCAATGCACGTGTTTTTGCTGATACAGTTGCTTTCTCAATGGTGAAACCCATTTCATTGAAAGCAGAGTTAGGACTAGTACCAGTAGTACCAAGACCTTCACCGTTTGCTGTATCCATACCACCTCTTGGATGAACAGCTGAACGCTCATCATCGATAGTACCTGAAGTGTTAGCATCTGTAAGACCACTAAGACCAGAACCATCAGTGGGCATAGCTGTACCAGATGAATCACCAGAGAACTTGGTATTTGCTTCGTTAAACAGTGCTTCGTCATTAGTAGTTACACCACCATTGAAACGTGATTTCATCGCAAAGATCAGTCCAGTTGGACCAGTCATTGGCTGAACACCACAGACGTCATATGCCATCATGTTGGGCATTGCACGACGTACGAGCGAAATAAGGATTGGATCCCACTTATCGATCGAACCAGTATTTGCACCAGCAGGTGCATCCTCTGTCAAGTAACCTTGCTGAGCAGAACGGGCTTCTTGAAGAGCTTTTTCTTGGTTTTCAAGAACAACAGCCGTTACCGACTTTCTATATTGATCTTGAATTGTACCGGCTGATTCTTCGTTCAGAACCGGTGCCCACTTTTCAGTAAGCGATTTGTATGCGTTAGACATCTTTTGTCTCCTTAGTTATTTGATCTGATTGCAGTTAGATATTGGTCCATCCGTGTGCTTGTTACAACTTCTTCACCATCATCGAGCTCATTAGCTTCGGTGATTGATTGGCTAGGTGTAGAAGCTTCAACTTCTACTTGAGGTTGATCTGAAAAGTAAGATTCTACAAGAGTATCTACTTTAGCAGCAAATGCTTCAGATGATTCAAAATCAATTGATTCTGCAAGTTTAGTTAGTTTGTCGGCTTGAGTTCCAGCAAGATCTTTTGAAGCTTCTGCAATAATTGCATGCCGCTCAAGATTTTGCATTTCAGATCTCATTTCGATGATAGTAGATGTTTCTTGATTGAGTTTTTCTTCCAGAGCAATTACCTGCTCAGCAAGATCATCAACAAGATCAACTTTGGATTCTGGAACTTCGATGTAAGATTCAGTGAACAAGTCTTTCAGACTTCCCATGAATGTTTCAGCGATTTCAGTTCTAAGACCGGATTCAACAGCCAGTCTATTTTCTTCCATCCATGTTTCAACAACGTAGTTTAGATAACCGTCGACTTTTTCGACAAGCTCTTCACGTGCTTCAACGACAGCTTCAGAGATTTCAGAAGTATATTGTTCTTCCAGCTCTTCTACTTTTTCAGCAATAAGGGTTGCAGTGACAAGTTCCATATCTGCAGCTTTTTCCATAATTTTGGAATTAACAGCAGCTTCGAAAATTGTAGAAGCTTTACCTTTAAAGTCGTCTGAAAGAGTTGCTTCGGATTCAACCAAAGCTTCCAGATCGTCATCAAAGTTATACTCTACCAATTCTTCATCGGACTCATCTAGATCCAAGTCAGTGCCAAATGCTTCTTGATACAATGTATTAATAACATCAGTTGGCAAAGCTGCCAACTTAGTCATATTTTCCATTTTGTTTCCGTATCCAGCATATCCAGCATTCAGTTTTTGCATTGGTTCTTGACCGGAAGTATCACCGTTTTTGGCTTTACTTGTTCCGGCCGCGCCTTTTTTAGCTTGGGCTTTAGGATCAGTCTTTGTCATTCCATCAGTTTCGGAATGATCAGGGTCTGGTGCCTTACCTTTTGTAGTTGGTGCCTTAGCCTCGTCCACAACTTCCGTTGCTTCATCGAGGTCGACATCCTGTTCGTAATTTTGATCAGTCATGTTTTGACTCCTCTATTATTTAAGCAACGAGAGGAAATTCTTAAACTCACGAGTTTGTACTTCATACAATCTCGATCGTGGAGCTTTCTTAATTTCAGTCTCAATCTTTTCAATGTCTCGAGCTTCTATCACGCCATTGTTCCATATCCAGTCGACCCCCTCCATAATGCCATTAACGAAAGCGTCTGGGGCGGATGGATCTTGAACAATGTCAACCGTTGCTAACATAAAATCTTCTTTTACATAGTTGGTTCCATTACGATTCTCTAGACTTCCCATACCACGAGTTGATACACCTAGTTGAACGCCACCATCGAGTAAACCTTTAACGATCTGCCCCATTGGAGTGTCTAATATAAGTGCCTTACCCATCACGTTATTACCGGACCAATTTAGTTCGGTAATGCGATGGGATACTTTGTCTAAGTTTACAGTGGGACCATCTGGATGGTTCAATTCACCTACTGCTCTCTTAGGAATTACTTGTTCTTTGTTATACTTAGCGATTGCTTTTTCCATAATAGCTTTTGGATAAATTCTGCCATTACGGTTTTTGCTTTCAGCTTGTGCGAAAATACCTTCAATTACATGATTTTTTCCACCGTTTTCGGTAGCTTCTGTCATATAAGATATTTCTTGATCTTGGTATTCTGCAATTAATTTCATTTTTTTTACCTTATTTTAACCTACACGGTATTCAACACCGTCGTCTTCAGGTGCATTATGTGGTACATGCATGTCTGCTGCTGCATGTGCTTTTTTTGATGCATCATTTGCCTTTTCAGTTGGCCGCTTCATTCTTTTACCGCCCATTTGATCGTGACCTTGCTGTGGATTTTTACCTAATTTTGCATAATGATCTGCAGCACTGTAATGAAAAGCTGCAGCTTCACGATGTGCATAATGAGCTTCACTTTCTGTAGGAAACTCCTCTGCATCCTTTTCATGTTGGTATCCACGGTCTTCATGGTGTATTTCTTGCCGCTCGGCAAAATTTTTCACATGCTTAATGTCTCTATGACTCAATTCGGCGTCGTGGGGGTGATTGTGAAGTGGATACTGTGCCGCCTCATTAACTTCATTCATAAAATTAGTAAATGTTTTCATTTTATCCTCCAAGATACCCGACGGGTACTAGTTTAACTGTTGCAGCTGCCGCGAATATTTTCTCGTCAGAATTTTTATTTAAGTAAATTACTTCTTTTGGTCCAATAGTAGCAGTTCCAATAGTAACACCTGCTGCTGTACAACGTGTTACCAAAAGACTAGCAGTATGGCTATTGAATACCCTTACACATTTTGCGCTGGAAAGATTGGTTGCAGCTCCATGCGTAGTAGCCGCATTTACTTCTGAACCCATGAGTGTAACCATTGTCATATTATTTTTCCTTTAACTTTCTTTAAGCGCGTTGTGCCCACGCTTAGTAAGATCTGATATTTTTTCAGCTGCTTCACCGTGATCAGCTTTGTGAAAAAAACTCTTTTTTTGACTTGCCAAGCTTCGACCTGGGTTTACATCACCTGATAGGCCTGTATGTTGTGCAGCAATCATATTGTGTTCACTACTTTTTTCTTTGTTACCTATAAATCCGTGCACATTCGCAAGACCTGTATGAAACTTGGATAATTCATTATGATGGGTACTAAGAGCATTCAGATGTTTCTTTTCTTTTTCACTATGCATGCCTTCACTATTTTTATACTTATTGTGAATTTTATTAATAGCGTCTGTATGTTCTTTATATACCGATACATGAGGACCTACAAGATGAAGACTACTTACATCTTTGTCTTCTCTTATATTTTGCAGCAAAGAAGCATATGTCGTAAGTCGTTTTTCATTATTATTACTAAACATTTGCTACCTCCCTTTGTACTGCTTAATGAATTCTTTAGCCATTGCCATAGCTTCTTTTTCATTTGGATATGTGTCTAATTCATCGCCGTCAATCATTGTTTTAAATTTATTATGTGCAAGTTTATGAATGACTACATTTTTGCGGCCAATCTTTACTTTTTTAACTATATTAGAAGCTTCTTGTAAATTAGCTTTTAATTCTTTAAACTTAAGCATCTACCATTTCTTCCTGATCGCCACCAAATATATTACTAGAAACACTAATTCTTTCTTGCTCAATTGCATCACTTAATCTATCATTTAACTGACTTGAAAATATATTAGAAGCAGACGACAAATCTCCATCACCAATTGCATTAACCATATCCATTAAAGGATTAGCTTCAACTTCTGGCTCATCGAGATCCATATCTTCTTCTGCTGTAGTTTCAATTTCATAATCATTTTCAAATTCATCTTCCATTGTATTCTCCGCTTATTTAGTTATATTTATACATTTAAATCTTTTAAATAATATTTTTATTGTTGTGGTGGCTCTTCAGTAGCTTGTTGTTGGCTCATTTGTTGTTGAATTGCAGCTTGTTGATCTGCTTGCTGTTGTTGTGCACTCATATGATTTTGTATAGCTTCATCTTCTCGTTCTTTGTTTTTATCTTCTAACTCATCAACTTTATCTTCTAATTCTTTTATATCTTCTTCAGATAACTTTAAAACATTTTTCATAACCCAGTCTTTTGTAAAATACTCTCCTACATATTGACTAACCATATCTAATGTTTGTACTCTTTCTTTTAAAATTTCTGATTCTTTTAATTCTACAAAATGATTATCTCTATTATAGTTAACTCGAATATCTTTTTCCCATTTTGCCCAATCTGCTTCAGTTATAACTTTCTTAAGTACAAGTTGTTTTTTAAGAATTCGTAAAAACAAATGAGAAAATCTATTACGAAGTCTATCAATAAACTTCTGAAACTTAACTTCATCTCTACTAATTTCAGTTGATCTTCCAATACTAAAACCATTATTTTCTTGATCTAATCTTTGTAATGGAACATTTAAAGCCTTATACAAACGTTTTTGAAAGTAAATGATGTCATCAATCTGTCCTAGGTTGTCACCACCTGGAAGGCTTGAAATCTCAGTACTTCTATTACCTTCTCGGCGAGGTAACCAGAAATCTTCAAGCATTGACATATGTTTACGATCATCTCGTAAGTCACCAGTATTAGCATCATATACTAGTTTATTACGATATTTAGCCATAATATTTTTCATATATTCTTCGGCTTTACCTTTTGGAAGATTACCAACATCGATGTAAAAAATTCTTCTTTCCGGAGCTCGAGCTAGTCTATAAATGACAAGCGAGTCTTCCATCATTCTTAATTGATTAACAGGCTTAATAGCCTTCTGTAAATGCGAAAGAACTTTTTTTCTTTTTTCATCTAATAAACCTGATGTGACATAACTAATAGAATCTTCAGTAAATTTGACAGCCTGCCTATTTTGTGATGTATTAATAGATCCAGCTCCACCTTTTCCAGGTGTTTCTTGATAAATGTAATACTCTTTTACGTTTTCAATAATATCAGCATTTGTTAATGGATCTTTTTTCTTTTTAACTTCTTTTACTTTACGCATTTTTGGAGAATCAATAAATCGAATATCTTGAATACCCATTTTTTCATTATTTGGATCTACCACTAAATGATGATAAATTTTGCCATCAATATACCATCTGCGAAAGATATCATGGCCATCTTCTATAAAATTTAACATTCTTAAAATATTAGCAAATTCTTCTGTAATTTGTTCTTTAATACTTTCACTGGCTTCAATTTTTTCTAGTTCAATTGATACTCCAGGACTTTCTTCATCTATAACAATTGATTCATTTACAATATCTTCAATTGCAGCATCACATTCTGGATGTATAGCAACACCTCTATATTTCATTACTAATTGATAATTATCTTTAGATCCACTACCATCAATATCTACGTATTGGCCAAAATGCCCAGCTCCTGAAGCAGTCACATAACCTGCACCATCGTCGTCCTTTGCAGTAACAACTGATTTTAGCTTTTCTTCTTTGTCTTTTGATCCAGATCTTTTTATTTCAAAACCAAAAAGCTTAAGTGAATTATCTGCCATAATTAATCCTTTAAATACATTGGTAAGGGGGAAAGTATTTCCCCCTATACCTTTTCAATTAGTACTATTTATTACTTAATTAAGAAGTAACTTTTTGACCAGTACCTGTTCCTGTGAAACTTTCCCAGTATTGTACCTGAAAACTGACGCCAAATTCTTCTACAGTATCATTATTACCGTATGCAAGCTGTATTTCAGAAACATTTGTTGGAAAACACCCTCTAAATATATAAGTATATAGAGTTGATTCATTTTTATCAAGTTGCTCAACAGTTAAATCAGCTTGATAGTCTAACGGTGAAGTAACACCTGTATTTGTTTGGTGAGCATTCATAGAGTTCATCCAAATTTCCATACTTTTTCTTACTTCGAAATTAGTATCGTTAATGATATTTACTGACCAAGGCTCAAATGTTCTATCACCAGCCATGTATAACATTCTGCCGCGATATGGAACAGTAACTGGATTAATAGTAGATGCTGGTAGTTGTCCGGCATTACACATAAATGATGTTAGTTCAACATCACCAGTCATGATTCTTGGATAAGCAAGTGTGATTTTAAACAGATTCGGGCGAGCGCCTCCACCTGCTAATTTAGCTTTAAATTGGTCTACACCTAAAATTGCCATTTTATTCTCCTATCCCTTTATGTAGCCTGACCAACAACTTCTTCAAACGAAACACCGGTGCGAACAGCAACGAAGTTAAGAGTGATAAAGTTAATGGACCGCGCTGGTTTAATAAAGAGACTTGCTACAAATTGATTTGTATCAATAATCGATGGAGTATTATTTGTCTCATCGGCCAATAGCCTAAAGTCAGTAATACCTCTTCGACCTTTTATATCTCTCAATAATGGTTCAATGATATTTACAAATTCTGCTCTTGTAAATTCATCATTAAATTCGAATAGAATATTTTTAGCAGCTTCTGCAATGGCTCTTTCGATAACCAAGAAGAGTCTACGAACATTAATTCTATCAAATGCTGATGGTCTATCTAAGTGTGTTTTATCACCAAATAATAGAATACCGTTTCCAGGCATATTAGTTACTGGATTAATACCATTTCTATAAAGCTCATCTCTTTGAGATTTGTTCGGTGAATACGTT